AACGTCTATATCCTTGAGGGTGTTAGATTCTATGTCTCGTTTGCTTGTTCGTTTGCTTTTGGTGAACTTAAACTGCTGGAAGGTAGTGCTAAGGTCATCGGACTCATCGCCCGTGATGAATCACAGCACATGACTGTTACCCAGAACATCCTAAATAAGTGGAGAGATGGGGACGATCCAGATATCGTTCAAATTGCTAAGGAAGAACGTAACAACATCATCCAAATGTTCAAGGATTGTGTTGAAGAAGAAAAATCTTGGGCAGAGTATCTATTCAAAGATGGTTCTATCATCGGTCTGAACGCCAAACTTCTCCAGAAGTATGTTGAATGGACTGCCAACCGTAGAATGAAATCTATTGGTCTGCCTACAGTCTTCGACGTTCCTGCTAACAATAACCCACTCCCCTGGACTGAGCATTGGTTGTCCTCTAAGGGTCTACAAGTTGCTCCTCAAGAAACTGAAGTAGAATCATACGTTATTGGAGGGATCAAGCAGGATGTTAAGAAGGATACGTTCGCTGGTTTCCAACTGTGACCGACGACTCTTTGATTGGTTGGAGGGAAAGGATTCTAGAGTCAAATCATCCCACTCAGGAAGAGAGACACCTACTGTCGAAGGGTCCCTCAAGTCTCGCTCAGGCGTGGCGTCTCCAGGCTATAAAGTACAAGTACAAATACCTGATCCCTGGGACTGATGAAGACACAAAGCGCTAAAGCGAAAGGAAGAAACCTACAAAAGTGGGTCCGCCAAATGTTGATCGAGATTCTAGATGTCCACCCTGAGGATGTCGAGTCTCGATCTATGGGTGCAGGTGGGGAAGACCTAATCATGGCACGTGCTGCTAGAGAAAAATTCCCCCATAGTATTGAATGTAAAAACGTAGAAAGACTCAACGTCTGGGATGCTTACGAACAAGCAGTTGCTACTGTGGTGACTACGAACCTATCGTAGTTATGAAGAAAAATAGGAAGAAGCCCCTAGTTGTTGTGGATGCAGAATATTTTATCAGCCTTTTTAATAAATAGAAGAGCCTTACTATTTCTATAATGGCGGAAGATTCATCCAAAATTGTAGAGAAGGAAGACCAAGATGAAGATAAAAGTGAAGTCCTTGGTAATTTAGTGAAAGTTGTTGTGCTTATATGGTCTGCTTCTCTCCTAACATTCTCGTATGTTAGACTCCCCAATGGTCAAAAGATTCTTGATTTTGACCCCACTTTTATTGCATCGGTCTTTAGTGGATCGTTAGCTGCCTTTGGCCTTAGTCCTGCTAAGTCTGGTGGTGCTGCTGCTCCCAAGAAGGCTCCACCTATCGGTAAAAGAGAGGAAGAAAATGCAAAAGCTGGTTAATGTTATTGCTCTGCTGTCAGGACTGGTGTCTCTATCAGTCGTCTGTGGTGGAGGATATTTGTATCTAAACAAAGACACACTAATTGAACAAGCAAGAAAGAACGCAACAGAAGCTGTAACTAAGGCAGTAACTGAAGCACTCCCTGGAATGGTTGATGCTGCTGTACCTTCGTTACCTAAAACAACAGGTCCCGCTCTCCCATTCTAACTATGAACAAGATCAAGATTGCCGCCATTTCACTTGGCGGTCTAGTTGCTGTAGCACACATCGGATTACTAGGTTACGTATTGAGACCCCAATCACGGGTCCAAGAACCACCTGCTTTCAATATCCCCCACGGTCCTTACTCGTCTTACAAAATCAAGGCAGGTAAAGATGGATATGAAATTGAATTCCGTTCAGACGATCCGAAAGTTCTGGAGTCAACTAGATCACTTGATCTTGATAAAGAAAAGAGAGGACTGTTTGGTGGTGGTAGAGAACAACGTACCGAATACCGTACTGATCAGTACACCCGTGAGGGTACTAGAAATCTAGGAGGTGAAATAGGTGAGTCGGGAAAGATCGGGGGTGTAAGCGCCGAGTGTTTAGTGGCAGACGCTGGAGCCCGAAGTCAAGGTGCCATGGCAGGTAGTGCCATTGCTGCTGGAGTCGCTGTCCCTGCCGTTGCTAGCATCCCCTACGTGGGTTGGTTGGCAGGTGGTTGGGCACTGCTGCTAGGACAGAAGGCAGGTTCTGAATTAGGTTCACAAGTTGGTAGTGTATTTAATGATTGCTGATGGATATAAAAATTGACGACATTACTATCAGGAAACTAGACATTCCTGATATTACTATTATTGATGCATCCACCTACCCACCACCACGTATTCCTGTTGCTGCTCCAGTGACGGTGAATATCGGTGTGCCTGTTGTTGATATGCCAGGCTGTGTTGAGGCACACGAAACTAACAATGCCAAAAACAATCAGGTAAAAAGCGATGACGAAAGAGGACTGGTTACGTATTGTGATTCTGGTATGCCTAGTTTCAATCCTATTCAGTTTGAACCTGAACAGATGATCATCACCTCCCCAGCGGGAGTAGATACTAGACAACCACCTAGACCACAACCACCAAAGACTGAAGCACCAAAAACTAAACCACCAGTTAATACTGCTCAGATAGAATGTCCTACTAAGGTACAGCAAGCACAAGAACCTGTTGGTTCATACGTAGAAGGATTTAGAAAGGTAGTTACTGGTTACGAACTCATTGATAAAACATGTGTTCAGATAACAGAAAAAGTCCCACTACCTCAACAGATAGTAGCGGGACTTCCTAGTGGTGGACAGGTTGTTCAGGTCGGTGGCGTTGCTGTTATTGCTACTACCTCGGCACTGCTTGCAAAACCTCTTGCTGATCTTCTGTTAAAAGCGGTGAAACCTGCCGTGAAGAAAGTGGTGAAGAAGGTTGCCGCCTTAAGGGGGAAGAAGCCCCCAGTTCAGAGCGTAAAGGAGCGCCAAGTTGAGCAGCGTCAGATGACTGCTGCTGTTCGGGCACTTCGTTCTGTGTTCCCGAGGAGGAAGAAACGGAAGGGATAGCATGTACGTGTGGATGTGTATGTCCTGGTGGATTGTTAACTACCACATCGGCACACACAGAATAGTAAGGAGACTTGGGGTGAAATTTTATACCCTTTAACATCAATTCTCCACAATTCTTGAGTCTTGCGATCTCAAAATCGAGGCGCTTGTTGGCAACGAGTTGTTGATTCAATTCGATGTTAGTTTTTGCTGCCTCTTTACATAGATCCTGTAGTTTCTTGTCGGTTGGTGTACTCCATGTCATAGAGAAACCAATACCTAGATTGTAATTATCTTTCTGTCCAGTTCTCGTCGGAACATTGTAGAGAATGGAGCCAGGATTATCAGGTGCTCCGTCCTCATCGATATCTCTCATATCATATACAGGAGAGTCATAGTATGACTCCCATGGTCTGGTAGCAGAAGCAGAACCTGTTACATAGGGGGTAAAATTACGAGTGGGTCCTTGACACTGAACCCCTCCCCCGTAAGTGTTAGTAATATATGGACCTTGTAATACCTGAATAGCTTGGTTGGTCACTGAGCCAGAGCTGTTTGCCACTGGCGCAGCAGTTGCTGATACGCCACCAATCTCTGCCCTTGCTGGCGCTGCTACTAGTAATGCTACTACTGGGAGAAGATACTTGTAGTGTCGGTGACGCTTGTGACCTCGGTCACTCTTTGAATAATCGTGTGATTCTGTAGCCCTGGGCCGTTGTAAGTCTCGGTGAACTGAAACGCTCCCCCTGGTGTTGTCTGTGTGAACTGTGGTTTGGATGTCACTCCTGTCCATTGTGATGTCACTCCGTCAATAGTTACATTGTTTGTTCCTGTCCCTGGAGACAGGTTTCCATTAGCTGTCACTCCTGAACCAGTTGCTGAATACTGATATCCAGTGCTGTAGTCCATCGAGTTTATTGTTTCTGTTATCTTTTGTGTCGTTTCCGTGTGACTCGTCATTGAGCCCTGGGTGAAATTTGGGACCACGGGGACCGCCAGGGCAGGAGCAAGTGTGACACTTGCACCCACCACAGATAGAACAGACCAACGAATCATAGTATTCATTAGACTCCTCCTCAATCAATAACGGTTATCTCCGAGACAAATTGGCCAACGGCACTTGAACCAGCGCCACCTGCGGTCACGGTAAGGACACCTCCTGACGTTACAGTACCTGCTAGTGAACCAGCAGTTCCTGCGGTGTAAGAAGTGGTGTTCGAGAAGTTAGGTACGGCACCTACGGTAGGAGCAGCATTGGGTACAGCGTCAGCCTGAGTATAAGATTGACTGAAACTAAATGCTGCGCCAGCAGTATCTTGGGTAGCACTAATAGTTCCTGGAGAATAAACACCAGAGGTGATAGTGCCTGCTGAAACAGTACCTGCTGTATTGCCGTCCGTAGTATCAATATTACTTCCTGAAATACTGAAGGACGAACCGATTCTGGTTGCTTGAGTCCGAGCAGAATCAACAGTTAGCTGTACACTAGAAGCATGTTTAGAAACTAATCCACCAGCGTTAGCTGCTGTAGCTGTCATCAAAATCATAGCGAAGGGAATGAATCTTTTCATAACCTAATCAGAATATGGATCCAATTATATTTAGTCTACAAGAGTCCCATGAGCTCGACGGATCTCCTTAAGTTCCTCAAAATCTTTCTTTTTTGTTCCACCGTCGTATGCCCAAGCATAACCTTCGGTAATCATTTGTTCGTTGAGCGAGACCTGGGCATCTCCAATGTACAACCACCCAAGTAGACGACCATACTTGCCCATGCCGCCGACAAGCTCAGTACGAATAATAAGATCATCGTCCCCATCGATTGCTCCTTCTAGTTTTGCTTTCATCCACTCTGTGGCATCAATACCTAGTTCTTTTTCTTCTTTGTCCCTGGTTCTTTTCTCAGGGGTGTCAACCCCAGCAACTCGTACTCTCTCTTTCTTAGAGAGATCAAATCCGAGGTCAATAGTGACATCAATAGTGTCTCCATCAACTACCCTGTTGATCTCTACTACTCGGAAGTTGTAACAACTCTTCCTGCTCGGCGGTGTCATTGCTCCCATCTTCTAACTCCTCAAATGCTAGTTTCATTATTGTATATATGTAATAAGTGACACCCGCCAAAAAGATGATAAGCGAGATGACGACTGACCATGTGACACTATTTGGATCGTCTAGTGGACGCAGGAGAAGGTTCATGCTATAGTTAATAGGAGTTTGAGATACTTATGTTAAACAACATCCTGATCGCTGCTCTGTCAGCAATTCCTGGCGCTACTGCCACCGACATTGCTGCTCATGTAGAAGCACCTTCTGAACCTGTTGCCATTCCTGTGGTACAATTTGATCCTGAATGGAAATGTCCTGATTGTACCCCCGAAGAGAAGTATGTCCTCAAGGAACTACAAGAACACACTCGTATTAGTGATCGTAATGCTTTGGCAACGATCCTGGGAAATATTAAACAGGAGAGTCTTTTCGTTCCCAACATATGCGAGGGAGGGGCTAGAGTTTCTTACCACTCTTGTCATAGTGGGGGCTATGGGCTTATTCAGTGGACCACAGTAGCAAGGTATAATAACCTTGGTAAGTTCTGTGCTAAATATGATTGTGACCCCAGCAGTCTGGAAGGTCAGACTCGTTATATGATTAACGAGAACATCTTCCAACGGTATCTACCCATGTTTGAGGGCAATGGTCAAACTGTCCGTCAATACATGGTGCCTGCCTATTATTGGTTAGGATGGGGCATCAAAGGCAACCGTGAGATCTATGCTTACGACTATGTTAACAAGCTTTCATGGATGAGTTAGCAGACGACTACAAATGTCCAGACTATATCAGGGACTGCCGATCATATACGTTCGGTGGTTTCCCTGTTACCCCAGTCAATCTTCTACGATTGATCAGTGATCTTGAAGGGTCATACCAACTCCTCAAGTACATGGGTTTCAAGGAAGACATGGACGCCCTTGACGAAATTAAGAAGAGGTACTATAGTAGGTACTTCAAACTTAAGAAACAACTCAAGACTCAGTAGCTCAGTGGATAGAGCAACTGCCTTCTAAGCAGTCGGTCGTTGGTTCGACCCCAACCTGAGTCGCTATACGGATTGGCGACATCCGTGCTCACGTCTCCGAGAGAAAAAAGAATCGGAATAAACCCGCGTGGGAGAGGGTGGGATCCCCTTGGTGCTACCGCTGCTGACGAGTAGCGGTTATTTTCATTCCTCTATAGCTCAGTTGGTAGAGCAGGTGACTGTTAATCACCCTGTCCGTGGTTCGAGTCCACGTGGAGGAGCCTCGCTCGAATAGCTCAGCGGTAGAGCTACTCGTTTACACCGAGTCGGTCGGCGGTTCGATCCCGTCTTCGAGCATCACCATTTTAATTACATGGAACACGAATTCATTAGTAAACTAAAAGAGATAGAACAGAAATTGGACAATGTTAGTAATCAGATGCAAGAACTGCGGGAAGCAATTAGAGGGGCACCCAACGAAGACGAGGAGTTGCAAGTGCCCGAATTTTACGAGCATCCGTGGTACAAATATAAGCGGGAACTCATTAACACTAGTGGAGATAATTTCCAACCCCAAGGAAGTGAGTCAACCACTGCTGACTAATTCGGATCTTGCTTGGCAAGAGGAAAGACATAAAAGAAAGATTAAGAAATTAGATTTCGAGACTAAATGATTTCTTAATCTTTTAAATACCTTGTACGTGTTAAAATCAACACACTCTCCCACTGAATCTATGGATGATCAAAAGCGTCACAAGCGAAAACTTGCTTTCGACTTGTTCTATGAAAGTGTTCTGAAAGCAGACCATGAATTACGTCAGTCCTCACATGACCAACTGTGTTACCATGAGTTGATGGAATGGCGTGAGAACATTCTCCACTACCTAGATAAGAGAAGAGTTGATGAATTTTACAACCATGGTTCTACTGGCGGTCGAGATCACTGGGATAGTTAGATCTATTGCCCATGTGCTAAGCAACAATCAATGGATATTTGCTATACTAGGGGGGCTAATTCTAGCCCCTATTTCATTTTACATGTATGATTCTCTCGAACACCCAGAGAGATACCAGGATCACTAGCGGGGTGTAGCTCAGTTTGGTAGAGCACTCGCTTTGGGAGCGAGATGCCGTAGGTTCAAATCCTATCACCCCGATGTCCACTACACACAAAACAATGAAGATTTTTCTGGACACTGCCGATTACAATGCCATTGCTGAGCGTTATTCTACTGGTTTGGTAGACGGTATTACAACAAATCCTACACTGGTACGTAAATCTGGTGTAGACTATCTCGAATTTATTAAAACTCTAGCAACTGACTACGACTTTGAAAGCATTTCTGCTGAAGTCGATGGTGATTCTTGCTTTGAGATGCTTACCAATGCTGTTAAGTTTAGAGAGATTGGTGAGAACGTAACGATTAAACTGCCTCTCACTGTGGAGGGTCTGAAAGCATGTAAGGAACTTACTTCCCAAGGTGTTGAGACTAATGTCACCCTGTGCTTCAGTGCTGCTCAAGCAGTCATGGCAGCGAAAGCAGGTGCTACATACATTTCACCTTTCGTGGGTCGTCTTAATGACAACTCATTCAGTGGTGTAGAACTGATCCGTGCTATCTCTGGTCTGTATTGTAATCAGGGAGTACGTACTAAGATTCTTGCTGCCAGTTTGAGAGATGTCCACCACGTGTCTCGTTGTCTGATGTATGGTGCTAACGTAGTCACGTTGCCTCCTGCTGTCTTTGACAAGATGTATAACCACGTCCTCACAGATGCTGGACTAAATATCTTCGCCCAAGACTTTAAAGCTATTCAATGATTTACACCATCTATTCAAAAGAGAATTGTCCTTTTTGTCAAAAGATAAAGATTCTCTTCGAGTTGAATGAGATTAAATTCGTTGAGTATAAATTAGACAGAGACTTCTCTCGCCAAGAGTTCTATAATATTTTTGGTGAGAGTTCTACATTCCCACAAACAATTATGGGAGACGAAGTATTGGGTGGTTGTTCTGAAACTATCAAATACTTACAAGAAAAAGATATCTGTTGTAACGTATAATGACCGAAATTACTGAAGCCGAGTTTGAAAGAAACTTCGATGATTACATGGAACGTATTGAAACCAATCAAGAAGAGTTTCTGATTCGTCGTGCTGACGGTTCTGCTGTTGTAGCAGTCCCTGCTACAGAACAACTCGAAAAGATCCTTGACATCATGCCCGAGATGGACTATGATGATCCAGTACCAGGAGATCCTTCCTACTGATGACCAAACAAACCATCTTGCTTGAACGCTTCCCTTATCGTTATATTCAAGTTGGCAAACTAGAAATCAATGGTATGCCTGACTGCCGTATTCAAAAGGTAGATTCATATACAGGTCGGTATCGTGACATGTATCTCTGTGACAATGAGATGCAGTTGATGACTGCCATGGAAGACCATGACTACACGTGCTGGCTTGACCCTGACAATGTTCCCGCTTATCGAAAAGATTATGTCTGCTCTAAATGATTCAATCGTTGCTGCTGAAGATGCTGTGCGTCAAGCACTGATCAATGCTCTTGAAGAGAAGAACGAAGAACTCGTTCCCATGTTGTTTGAGACGCTGAACAAACTCAAAGAAGCAAAGGATGTTAAACCTGATTACACTTTCAACCTAAACTCTGCCATCCCAGGTTATACTGACTACTTCGGTGCTGGTGCTGCTAGCACTGTGCCAGTAGGTAATAGTTTTGGTGAAGATGTTATCAGTTTCAATGACATCAGTATCCGAACTGATGTAGAACCTATTAGCGCTAACCTTGACTCCGATGGTACGGTTACGTTCTCATGAAGAACTTTCGTATCGTTGAAGAACTTGACAACGGTGACGAAGTTATCACATACTTTACCGTTGAAGAGTATGAGGACGGTTACTACTATGTGTACAATGACCGAGAGGTTGGTCCGTTCCCTACCCTAGACGACGCTGTAGAGGGTGCTTCGGCAGACCTAGTACCTACCCACTAGAAAACGTCTCGGGATGACGCTAAAAGCGCCCTGGTCGGGATGGGTCTTCGACCCCTCGGGTTTCCAGTTTCTCCTTAAAAACTGGTGGTGCGGATGGGATCTCTCTCCCGCCTGGTTTCTTGTTTCCAGTCAAAGAACAAGTGGTGGTGCCAAATCCCCTTCCGTGTGGTTGGTTTCCTGTTTTACAACTAAACTAAAACAGGTGGCGTGCATGTGCTCAGGGGTTGACCACCCCACTGTTAGGACACTAAAACAAGTGTCCACCTTGACAGAAATACCTAGTTCAGGTATAATAAATAAATGTTACAAGTGGCACAGTTCCTATTTGTGCCAGTTGTTAACAAAACGAGACAAGTCGATGTCTCTATCATCTGTGGGTAATCACTCCACAAGTAAACACTACGAGGTAAATTCAATGATCAAAACTTCTTTCACCGCAGCAGCTGCTGCTCTCGCTTTCGCTCCTGCTGCTGCTCTTGCAGGACCCTACGTCAACGTAGAAACAAATGCTGGTTGGACTGGCAGCGAGTACAACGGAGCGGCGACAGACCTTCACGTAGGCTACGAGGGTGACCTTGGTGAGTCTGCTTCCTACTACGTTCAGGGTGGTGCTACTCTGTTGACCCCAGACGGCGGTGAATCCGATACCGTCCCCTCGGGTAAGGCAGGTGTTGGCGTCGGTCTGACTGATGCTCTGGGTGCCTACGGTGAAGTCTCCTTCGTCGGTTCTGGTGACAAGGACATCGACCGTGGATACGGCGCTAAGCTGGGTCTGAAGTATTCCTTCTGAGATTCATAAGGAAATCTTAAGTGAGAGGGGCTTGACGCCCCTCTTTTTTTGCTATATACTATGTAAAGATTTCTAACTTAATGTTTCATGACTGTTACAACCAACGAACTAGGACAGCAAAATCTCTTCGCTAAGGAACCTCCTATGGTGGTAGAGGATTACAATCGTCGTGGTCTTTTCTCACCAATGCAACAGAGAGAGATGTACAATGGACGTTGGGCGATGATGGGTATCATCTCAGGTGCCCTATCCTATATTATTACTGGTAAATTATTCTTTGGAATTTTTTGATGAAATTTACAGAAGACTCCCTGATCGAAGCGTACACTGCTCTCGGATGGGATATGAGACATGATGACATTCATGTTGAAATCGGCGGCACATCAGTTTATATGATTGATGGTGCTGGTACTAAATGGGCACCAGTAAAGGGAACTGTTAAATACAACAAAGATGCCTTCATTGTCATCAAAAATCGCTCCCGTGACCCATTCGTACCCAGCAAAGAAAATGCCGAACCCGAACCAACTGTATGAAGACATGCAGAAACTGGATGACATGTATGAAGAACTTCTATGGCATCCAGATGACGAACTACAATTCACCCACGATGGTGAACGTATAATCATTTCTAACAAAACACTGGAGAAAAACAAATGAACTTTGGATTTACACCTGAGGCAGAAGTCCTCAACGCTCGCCTTGCTATGATTGGTTTCGTTGCCGCTGTTGGCGCTTACCTGACCACTGGACAAATCATTCCAGGTATCTTCTGATGGGATTCTTAGTAGCAGCAGTGCTGATGCTAATCCCTATTGCAGCAATAGCACGTAGATCATGACTTACGACTGGACTTTATTACAAACATTAGTCTTCATTATTACTCCATACTTTATTATGCTTGCTCTGTCTAGTAAAGATGAAGACGATGATGATATGGGTCCTGGCATGATGATGCCTGCCACGAATCCGACATAAATATATCTGAATATCGTCGTCGCATTAAAAAGACCCCCCTGGCAAAATCCAGGAACGGGGTCTTTTTTATTGGTTACGCCTGTGCCTCTGTCCAGGAGAAGCGAGCGTCAATGTTTTTGCTGTTACCTGTCAAGTTTCTAGCACGAATTGCTAGAACCTCAGGACCATCTGGGAATACACCTGATGGGTTTGGTGCTGTAGTAGCAGCGAAGTTACTGAAACCACCACCCAAGATAGAGTTAGAGATCTCTTTAACGTCCTTCAGACTGTACTGGTTAACACCATTATCAGAATAGAATCCGAAGATAGTTTCACCGCCGACTAGACTTGAGTTGTTATCAAGAACGGCGTATTGTGCTAGTGATGTACCACCAACATCAATCCAGTTAGCAGAGATGTCAATGTTAGGATTCAACACCAACTCAACGAAGAACTTACCGTTAGATGAGATGTCAACCTGACGAAGAACCAACTGCATCCTGTTGATTAGTTCTCTAGTACCAAAGTCTCCAACAATACCATTGTCAACTGAAGGTGCTACTCTTAGAGCAAGAATAGAACGGGTAGTCTGTGAAGCAATACCACGCTGTGCTTTCGTAGCAGCGGTGTAAACGTATGCTCGGTCTTCATCGTAGAGACCTTCCATGATTACCGATGAACCCCAGTGACTAATCTGTGGAATTGAAGATGCTTCTAGTAGTTCTAGAACAATCGGTTGAGTAGCACTGTATGTAAATGCTGTAGCAGTTCCGTTACTCATTGGTGGGAACTTAACACCAGTTGGGTTGGTTGATGTAACTGCTTGAGTCAAGTGGATGTTAGTACCAGAGACAGCATATACTGCTGTTCCTGCTGAAACCCCAGAACCGATTACTCTTTGTCCTACCTGAAGACCTGATCCATTTGATACTGTACCATTGGATTGACCCGCTGAGATTGTCAGCCCCAGACCACCTGTGTTACCTGATTGCTCTCTAGTAACTCCACTAAAGTAACCAGCAGAAGCTGTTGCCAGAGGAGATAGAGCGTTACCAGAAGCACTAACTAGTGCTTGACCTGTAGCAGATCCAGATGTATTGATACTAAATCTTGTGGAACTAAACACGGTAGCAACGAAGTAAGTCTTGTTTGCTACGATGTTAGAGAATGGTACGTTGAATACGATTGGTTGACCATTTGCTAGTCCAGTAGTATCAGCAACTTCGATACTATCATTACCAGCATCAACACTAATTACGTCCTGCTCATAGGAGAACTTGTTTGTGTAGTTGATGTATTCTGTGTTAGCAGTTGTAGTTCCTGTTGTCTGTCTAATACGTAGTGTTCCTGTAGGAGGGAACTTCTCTAGTGCTTCTGTAGTATAGATGATGCTAGCACTGTTAGTGATAGTGGTAGCAGCATAGACTGATGGTGGAATAGTATTAACTTCATAACGAGCTGGTAGGTTACCAGATCTCATGTATGCTTCAGTGTTGAAGTTGTTGTTAGGAATCTTGTGAGCGTAGATGACGTTACCATCAGTACCACGGAAACCCCAGCGGATGAAACCAGCACCGTACCAGGAATAATCCATGTAGAACATCTGCATCTTAGTTACATCGATGTCGTAACCAGATTTACCACTACCATCACAACGGTCAATGTTCCATTGATCCTGATACCATTCTTCTTCGCTGGTCTTAGTTACAACGATGTTGTTAGCACTAGGTCCACGATAGTCTGGGAAGATTTGAATAGCAGTATCGGAGATGATACCATCAACACGATAAGAAGAACCACGGATGACAATGTAGTCACCAGCAGACAACTGTTTAGCAAATTTGGTATCCTCACCAGCAGGAGAAGACCAGGAAGAGATGAATGTGCTGCCGTTAGTAGCAGTGACTCTACCAGATAGTTGGAACGTAGAAGATCTACGAACAAGACTTAGTTGACCATTACCATATCTAAAGAACAGACCGTTTTGTTGATCCATCATACCAATCTCAAGATTGGTTCCGTATGACAGAATAGGAGTAACGTTATACTGACCACCAGTTGTAGTCTCTGTTGCTTCTAGGTTAGATGGTCCTCTGTTCTGTGTGAGAGCAGATGGTGTTGGTCCATCATTTGTTTTGTATTCAAAAGTAAAAGCATCGATAACATTGGATACGTTATAGACACCGTTGTAAGCATTATCGTCACAACCACGAACGTCAATAACAGAACCCTTAGTAATATTGTGAGCAACAGCAGTAACTACTGTGACTGTAGCAAACCCACTACCATTAGAAGCAGAGATTCTATCTACGTTTTCGATAGCAGGAGCAAGAATAGAACCAGTAGAGAATGCTACACCTTTACCAGACTGATAACGGAAGTAACGTTTGGTCTGTCTGACTGACTGTTGGTTCTTAGAGAATGAATTAGTAGAGAACTTAACACCACCATCAAATGCTCGGTGGATTGAAGAACCCTGTGGTCTTGGATATAGTTTGATTTGATTACCTGCTGTTGGTGTGTTAGTACCAGCACCCAGAGCAGATGTTGGGAAGTAATAGAATGTCTTTGGAGTTTCTACTCTTGCTACAACCCAAGAACCATTAACGTTATCATTAGAAGAGTTGACAATAGCAATCTCGTTACCAATTTCTAGACCATGTACGTTTGTACAATCTACCTTGATAGATCCGTCGCCAGGTGTAGAGAGTGTGAGGTTTCCTCCAATATCAGAACCACTATAATGTAGACCTGTATAGATAACAGTTCTAGCAGCATCATATACTCCACCAGGACCAGCAGTCCAGGCATACTTCGCTGTATATGTGAAGCTGGTGGTTGTTGGTGTGGAATCAACAATGAATACGCCGTTAGCACCAGGGAAGTCAGTATCTTGTACAAAGATAGCACTACCAGCAGGAGGTCTGTCCTGAGATGTTACTGTTACTGTGACAACTTGACTGTCTGTAGTGACTTGAACGTCAGAAATGTTAAGTGTAGACTCACTCTTATAGGCGAAGGGGTTGTTGTTAACCATCGCCAACGTTTCCCACTTCGTACCCTGAGTACCATACTCAAAGTCAGTATCAATCTGTGACTGAGGAGCAGATGTCCTCATCTTGTTCACAGAGTCATGATATGTTTCTGCTGGTTGGTAAGTCTCTTCAAAATCGTCATAGACAATCTGTAACTTGTCTGTATCAGACATGCTAGTGGTGTCATATGCTAGAGTAACCCTAGTCGTCGTAGTGTTACGAATATCAGTAGCGATTTCATAACCAGTAGCAGTCAGCTCGGGATCTGAGAAGTTATAGATTACCTTGTTGTCAGTGACGTTGGTAATAAGAACTAACTTCTCTCTAGTAATACCACCAGGGATTACAACCTGTCTTGCCGAAGCATCAAAGATGTAATAAGTGTTTAGGATTGACTTTCTCGCCATTACAGACTGCCTCTTTTAGGTACGTATTATTTGCTTTATCTATTTATCAGACACCGTACTTACCACGGGTGGCATTGAAGTTCTGGGATACTTCTGTGTCTGATAATACAACATTATAGATACGAGCTTGTGCAATTCTACCTTCAAAAACTCTATCTCCGTATCCAGATGGTCTTCCACCTATCGCCAAATTAGATTGATGGTTAGCATCTATTGGTGAGATGGGTTGATCAACTTGTTCTGTGCCATTTACATAGATTTTATATGCTGGTGATCCATTCGGTCCAAGTTCTTCATGAGTAAGCACAACATGATAGTAAGTATTCAAACTTAATTGATATTTTTTGTCAGTAGCTTCTTCAACTCCAGAAGCACCACCAAACCCAAGTCTTCCACTAGTGTCAATACCAAGACACCATTTAGTAGATCCAACTGATCGGTGACATGTCATAATTCTTCTAGGGTATGCGTCAGTTGGACTACCTGAAGGTGCCGAAAAATCTGTTGGATAGATCCATACTTCTGCTGAGAATGTATTGCCAATCGCTGATGAAGAAAGGGCCGTTTCTATTTTGCCATCTACTCCACCAAAATCAAAGTATCCATCACTATTGAATGTAACACCATTAACAAGTGTGCCATTGTCAGTATCACTTGAGAGGTTCTTGACTGTGGTTGGTGGTGTGATAACACTTCCATATGCCTTGACATATCTTCCAGTAGAAGGTTTTAATGTCAACTGTGGTCTAGCATATAGCATAGTTCTTGCATCACCATTGTTATTGTAGACACCAAAATTCCAACTATCACTAAAGGTAACGTTAGTCCATGAGTAACTAAACATTGCCCCGTCAGGATTTTCATTCTTGGGAGTAAAACTATATGTGCCTCCCACAGGAGCACCAAGAAAATCTTTTAGTGCGAATTGATTTGTTTGAAAATCATCTGCCTTCATCCACATAGACACACTAACATCATATGTACCTGGACTAAACATTTGACTACCACCGAAAGCAGAATTTATATTCGTAGCTGAATAATAGATTTCATGTTCTCCGACATCATCTATAAGGTATTGATCAATCTCCTCATCCGCAGCAAAGTTATCTAGTAGATAGTTCTGAGTATCATCGTAAGTTGCTCTGTTTCCAAAGTCATAGTTCAAAAGTAGGGTGCTATCAGTTACAATACCAGGACCAATCTTAGGTGCTGTAACAGGTGCTTGGTTGATGTACTTATTCTTAGTAGCGTTGTAGTTCTGGAAGACTTGTGCTGCTGTTAGAGCTTTTTGGTAGATACGAACTTCACCAATCTTGCCATCAAAAGGACCGATTGATGACTCGTTTCTGTCACCAATACCAAGATCAACATCAGGACCACCAAAATTAAAACCACTACATGATTGTGATACGTTTTCTACACCATTCAAATAAAACTTTAGAGTGTTGGTGGATGAGTTGAGCACAAGCATAACATGATTCCAATCACCAGGGGTGATAAGAGTTAAACTAGTAAAGTATCCATTGTCATGGAAACCGCCACGGAACCTTCCGTCAGTTATCTCAAAATCCCATCTATCTGGATTTGTGGAGGGAGTTGAATCATACCCACTGATGATTGTTTGTCTGATACCATCATCATCAATGCTTACCCATAGTTCAATACTAGAATCAGCACTGAGGATAGTATTACATGGTGGACCTACAATTTTGTCATTCGATCCATCAAACTCCCAGTATTCAAGACCTGTTCCAGCGAGAGTAGCACCATCTATTGTGCCGTGTCTTTCTCTGCCAGTTATATCTTTTACTTTTAGAACATCAGCACCAGAAGTGGCACCGCCTTCACCATCTGCTGTCAATGTAGATGGGAATTGTCTAGTATCTCCTGGCCAAATAATTCTTACAGCACCAGGACCAGCTTGGTGTCCTTCATAGCGACCATTATATCCACCACCATATAAACCACCAGTTACAGCAGCAGGTTCGAGGTTGTTTGGTGCTGTGCCACCACCGCCTGCTGTGTTACCAGTATCACCATTCCCACCACCTGATCCACCTTGACCTGCTGAAGTTCCACTGGCACCTTCGCCTTGGAGACCTACGCCACCACCACCATTGTATGCCCAGTCACCACCAGCACCACCGCCGCCTGAACCAGCAGTAAAGAATCCAATATCACCGTTACCACCATCTCCAGAATATCCACCAGCACCACCGCCGTTATATCCACCACCATTGTAACCGTATCCACCGTCACCACCACCATCAGTCTGTCC